TCTTCCATTCTCTCCCCGATACAGTCAAGACCAGTCAAAGACAGTCCGTTTATAGACCGACCTAGCCCAGAAGGTTCCTAATGGTTACCAAAGGTTCCAAAGCGCTACGAGGGGCAACCAAACCAAGGGTTCACACGCCATTCCTCAAAGGCAAAACGCGAGGTGATGAAGTTATTGAGTTTGCAAAACAACTTGGCGAGCCTCTAATGCCGTGGCAAGAGCTGATTGTGCGTGATTTCTTTACGATCGACAGTAAAGATAAATTTGTGCGTCGCTCAGGGCTGTTGTTGGTAGCACGCCAATCAGGAAAATCACATTTAGGACGCATCATGTGCCTAGCTCACCTATTTCTCTTTAAGAGTCCTAGAGTCCTCATAGCCTCATCAAATAGAGCTATGGCTCTGGTCTCGTTCCGTGAAATGTGCTACTTAATCGAAAGCCATGACTTTCTCAACCTTCAGGTCAAAGCAATCAGATATGCCAATGGAACTGAGTCGATCGAACTACTTCCAGAATTTGGCGGCGGTCGCTTGGATGTTGTGGCAGCGACTCGTGATGGCAGCCGCGGACGTACAAGCCATTTTACATGGGGTGATGAACTCCGTGAATGGTCAACCGAGGCATTTACGGCGATTACTCCAACTACCAGAGCAACCGATGGCCAGACCTTCTGGACTAGCAATGCTGGTGATGCGTTCTCAGAACCTCTCAATTCTCTTAAAGATAGGGCAAGCGAGAACCCACCTAAAACATTTGGCTATTATGAGTATTCAGCGCCTAACATGCTTAAAGTAGATGTTAACTCCAAGGCATTTTGGGATGGTGTAGCAATGGCCAATCCTGCCCTTGGAATCAGAGTGTCCAGAGAAGCTATTGAAGAAAGCCTCTCAACATCTAGCCATGATGCAATCATGACCGAGTTACTTTGTCTCTGGGTTTCCAGTTTGCAGAGTCCGTTTCCTGCTGGAGCGCTTGAGGAATGCGGCGATAACAGCCTAGAGATGTCAGCTGGGCCTTATACAGTTTTCGCCTTCGACGTCTCACCATCTAAAAGAATGGCTTCATTATGCGCTGGCCAAGTTTTACCAGATGGCCGCATCGGAGTCGGCGTACTCCAACAATGGCATAACGATATCGCCATTAACGATCTAGAAGTGGCCGCTGGCATCAAGGGATGGGCAGACATCTATCGTCCTAGGCAGATTATGTTTGACAAATACGCAACTCAGTCGATCGCCGACCGCCTCTCCAATGCTGGCCAGATTTTGGAAGATTGCAGCTCTAATAACTTTTACCAAGCCTGCGGAGATCTCTTAGACGCGATGGTCAATAAAAAGATGGTTCACAATGGACAAAGATCTATTATCGAGTCCTTTGATAATGTGGCAGCCAAGGTTTCAGATTCCGCGTGGAGAATCGTCAAGCGGAAATCAAGCGGTGATATTTCAATTCCGATCAGCGTCGCCATGATAATTTGGAAACTAACAAAACCACAGCAAACAGCGGCTATTTACTCCGAGTAGTGTATAATTGCCCTCTATGGGTCTATTCACGCGTAAGCCAGAAGTCATTCAAGCGCAAGAAGCACCAAGGGTCATGTCCGACTCCTATCTTTCTTTCGGTAATTACTATCCGACACTCGTTACACGCCAGCAAGCTTTACAGGTTCCCAGCATAAAGCGATGCCGCGATTTGATTTGTGGCACTATTGCTTCAATCCCTCTAGAGTATTATAAAAAATCTACTGGCGAGCATATTGCTGCTCCTAGATGGGTAGAACAACCATCTAAGTCACAGCCAAGATTTGAAACTCTTTATTTCACGCTTGACAGTCTTCTCATGTATGGGGTCAGTTACTGGCAGATTACCGAGACCTATCTCGAAGATAATCGAATGGCCAATGCTGAATGGGTTGCAAACAGCCGCGTAACATTTAACACAGATTCAACTAATAGCTTTGTAACTGAGTATTACCTCGATGGAAAACCTCTACCTATGTCAGGTCTTGGATCTCTCATTACATTCCAAAAGGATGAAGGTATTCTCGCAGTAGGTGGAAGCACAATCAAGGCAGCCCTAGACGCGCAGAATGCAGCTAGCGTTGCACTTGCTACTCCATCTCCATCTGGATATCTTAAAAATACAGGAGCCGACCTTCCACCAGCAGAAGTTCAAGGATTGCTTGCAGCTTGGAAGTCTGCTCGTCAAAATCGTTCCACAGCTTATCTGACTTCAACTCTTAATTATGAAACAGTTGGATTTAGCCCTAAAGACATGGGCTACACGGATGCCATCCAGAACCTCGCAACTGAATGCGCCAGACTTTGCTCGGTTGATCCATATTATGTCAGCGCTTCAATGAACACAACCATGACTTATGCAAACGTACAGGATGAAAGAAAGCAAATGGTTGCTTTTACCCTTCAGCCTTATGTTTCAGCGATTGAGGCAAGACTTAGCATGGATGACATCTCTACTTCTGGTCACTATGTCAAATTTGCTTTAGATGATTCATTCTTGAGAACAGAGCCAATGGAGCGCCTTCTCGTACTTGAGAAGATGCTTGCACTCGGTCTCATTACAACTGAACAAGCAATGGAAATGGAAGACCTCTCACCTAACGGGAACGGCAGCTAATGGAAACCCTATACATCGAAGCATCCTCTATCGAATGCTCAGAAGAACGTCGTGAAATCTCAGGCAAGATCGTGCCTCTAGGTACTGGCGAAATTGGTCACACCAATCTCGGCGCTTATACTTTCGCAGCTAACTCAATCGAGATTGCAGATCCAACCAAGATTCGTCTTTTATCGCAACATAACATGCAGAAGCCGATCGGTAAAATGATCAGCGCTGAAACTCGCGAGGATGGGATTTATGCTGTCTTTCGTTTAAGTCGTAGCAGCGCTGGTACTGACGCCCTTATCATGGCACAAGAAGGACTAGTCACAGGTCTGTCAATCGGTGCGGAGATTATCGCATCTAAGCCATCTAAGGATGGTCACACAGTCGTTTCGGCGGCTAGGCTCAAAGAAGTTTCTCTAGTAACAGTTCCCGCATTTGCGTCGAGCGAAGTATTAGAGATCGCAGCAGAGGAAGTCATCCCTGCTGTAGAAACCTCAACAGAAACAGAAAGCGAGACAGTCGTGGAAGACACAACAGTCGAAGCAACACCAGTAGAAGCCGCGGCTGTAGAAGCTGCTCGCCCTACAGTAACAGCGATGGCATACACATCACCGCGCATTAACCTCAACATCACAGCTGGCGAATACGCCAAGGCACAACTCAGCGCATCACGCGGCGACGCAGATGCTCGCGAACTCGTAGCAGCTCTTTCAGTTGCAACAGTTGCAGAAAACACAGGAATGGTTCCACCTACATACCTCAAGGATGTAATTGGTATCATTGACTCATCACGTCCGTTCATTGACTCAATCGAGCGCGCAGCACTCCCAGCAAGTGGAATGAAGATTTTCACTCCTAAGCTCGGAGTACAGGCAGCAGTCGATCTAACAGCAGAAGGTGCAGAGTTTGCATCTGCTGACACAACAGTTACCTTCCAAGAGGATAACGTAGTCAAGTTCGCAGGCGCTGGCGTTCTCGATCTAGAGTTGGTAGATCGCTCTGACCCAAGCTTCCTTGACCTCTATCTCCGCGAGTTGGCTGCAAGCTACGCTCAGAAGACAGATCAGTACGCAGCGAAGATCGCAGCAGACGGATCATCTGATTCATCATCTTCAACAATCTACAAGGCTATTGCTAAGTCGATTGCTGATTCATTTGGCGTAATGCGCCAGACACCTAACAACCTTCTTGTTGCCACATCTGGTGGAAACGACAATGTGGACTTTGCAAGTCTTCTTGGAGAAGTTGATTCAACAGGTCGCCCACTATACGCAGCAGCAGCACCTCAGAATGCTAACGGCGTAATCACACAGGGATCAACAAACGGCACAGTCGCAGGACTCAACCTCGTTGTTGACCCTAACTACACAGGTGGAACATCTAACATCAAGGTAGGCCTTGTCTATCCTTCAATGGCAATGCGATTCCACGAAAGCGGAACGCTTCAAATCCGCACCAATGTTGTCTCTAACGGACAGCTTGAAATCGGAATCTACGGATACGTTGCAGTAGTTAACCGCTACCCAGCAGCATTCCGCGCAGTACAAGTTGCTTAATAAGTAACACCCTAAGTCGCTGGCAGGGTAGTGCCCTTCTACCCTGCCAGTCTTTAGAAAGGTTAATAAATGGCTCTCACGACAGTCAGCGAATTAAGAACCGCACTTGGAGTTGGCACGCTGTATTCAGACGCGACCCTTCAATCTGTCTGCGACGCCTCAGATAATGTTTTGCTACCTTTTATCTGGAACAATTCAACTTTCAACATCGCTCACAGCAACACAACCAACACAGGCACTTTGTATTTTGAAAACATAATCTCAGGCACTTTTTATGTCGGCCAGACTGTAGTGGTCACAGGTAATGGATCTAAACATAATGGATCGAAGACAATCACGGCGGTTAGCGATTATTCAATTACTTATGCAATTACAGGCAATAACAACACGGCCCAGCCTTACCATGTTGTAAATCCACTTGGTACAGTCGCAGGCGAAACCTATCTTGATCCTGCAACAATCCCAGCAATCCAAGAAGCATCTTTAATGGTTGCCATTACGATTTGGCAGGCAAGGCAATCCCCAAGCGGTCAATCTGTTTCTCTCGATGGATTCCAGCCCAGCCCATTCACAATGTCTGCGACACTCGTAGCCAGAGTCCGTGGCTTACTTGCGCCTTATCTTGATCCGCGTTCTCAGGTGGGCTAATGGCCGCCATCTCAACACTCCGCGCAGGCATCGCCTCAGCTCTTACAGATAACACGAAGTATTCAGTATTTAGCTTTCCACCTGCGACAGTAATCGCTAACAGCGTCATAGTCAGTCCTTCTGACCCTTACGTCTCGCCTTCCAACGGATGGCATAGCACAATTTCACCAATGGCTAATTTCACAATCTCAATCATGGTTCCCTTGCTGGACAATGAAGGCAACCTCAACGGAATTGAAGACGACATCGTTCGGGTCTTTAACCTGCTCGCTGCATCTTCATACACTTATAACGTCACAGAGGTATCGGCTCCAGCCGTACTGAATGCCGTTTCAGGTGATCTACTAACATGTAATATAAATATCTCAGTCCTAACGAGTTGGAGCTAAAATGTCCGAGTGGGAAAAAGAGCAAGAAGCCTTCCTGAAGAAAATCGGGCAGGTAGCACCAGCAACACCTAAGCCAGTAACTACTAAGAAAGACGAGGAATAATCTCATGGCTGTATTTCTAAACAATAAGGTCGGCGTGAAGGTTAACTCTGTCGATCTCTCAGATCATGTCCAGTCAATTACTTTGAACCGCAGTTTTGAAGAATTGACTGTCACCGCGATGGGCGATTCTGGCCAGAAGTACGTTAAGGGCCTAGAGGCCTCAAGCGTGACCATCGACTTTATGAACGACACAGCATCTGCAAACGTACTTGCAACCCTGCAAGCTGCATGGGGAACAAACGTCACAGTTGTTCTTTTACAGGAAAAGGGAACCGCCGTATCTGCGACTAACCCTCTCTACACAATGACATGCCTAGTAAACAACACAACCGATATCAACGGAGCAGTTGGAGATCTAGGAATGCAATCTGTAACATGGAACGTATCAGGTACAGTAGCAGTCGCCACAACAGGCACATTCTAAGAAACTAAACAAAGGGGCACAGCATGGCAAAGTTAATAGTCACGATGGCAGACGACAGCGTAACCAATATCGAGATTACACCTCGGTTGGAATATGCGTTCGAGCTATATGCTAAAAAGGGATTTCACAAAGCGTTTCGCGATGATGAAAAGCAGTCAGATGTCTATTGGTTGGCATGGGAAGGCCTTCGACTAAGTGGAGTCACAGTCAAGCCATTCGGCCCAGACTTTCTCGAAACTCTTAAGAGTGTAGAGGTTGCTGAGTCTGACCCTTTGGCCTAGGTCGGGATAGCATCCACTATCTCATAGCTCGGTTGAGCATTGAGACGGCTATCCCACCACAAGCTTTAATAGATTTAGATTCATCTATGCTTCAGATGTTACTGAAAGCATTGAAAGACCGAGCAAAGGAGCAACAGGATGCCTACAGAAGTAAGCGGCGCTCTTGAGGTTCGTAAAGCTTTAAAGCAATTTTCTCCTATCTTGGCTAAAGAGTCAGAAAAAGAAATACGCAATCTGCTCAAGGTAGTAGTAAGAAACGCCAGAGGATTTGTTCCTAGCGAGGCTCCGCTATCTGGCTGGGGCAACGCGGTAGGAATCTGGGAAAATCGCGTGTTTAGCAGTAGCGACATCAAGCGAGGTCTTGGATATACGACTAGTCCCTCTAAGCCTAATAAACGAGGCTTTAGATCGCTAGCTACTATCTACAACAAATCTGCCGCTGGTGCTATTTATGAAACCGCTGGCCGCAAGAATCCGTTTGGCCAACCGACTCAGGCATCAACCAAGGGCGTATTTAGTTCCTATATTGACACCTCAAACAAGGTCAATAAATCAGCTAACCCTAACGCTGGCCGCCAGTTTATTGAGGCAATGCCACCTCTAGTCGATAGCCAACAGTCAAACGTAGCAGGCCGTCGCACCCGTAAAACTAAAGGCCGTTTACTCTTTAGAGCGTGGGCAGAAGATCAAGGCAAGACCAACGCAGCCGTAATGAAGGCCATTGAGAAGTCCATGGACACAGCTCTTAAAGTCACTAAAGGCTTTAACATAGATTTTAGAGGTCGATAGATGTCAGCCAATACTACTTTAGCAATCAGAATTGCTTCAATCTTTGACAACAAAGGACTTAAAGGCGCACAAAAAGGCGTTAAGGATCTTCAAGGAACTGTTAAGAAATTAGCAGGCGCAGCAGGCATCGGTCTATCTACTGCTGCCGTTATAAATTTTGGCAAAGCCGCGGCTAAGGCATTTATTGCAGATGAGAAGGCCGCTAGTCGATTGGCAATGTCAGTAAAGAATCTTGGTCTTGGATTTGAGACAGTACGCATTGAAAAATTCATTTCGGGCTTATCTGAGGCATCGGGTGTGACCGACGACGTTCTTCGTCCCAGTATGCAGAAACTATTGCAGACTACAAATTCAGTCACTAAGTCTCAAGAATTATTGACTCAGGCTCTAGACATTTCACGCGGCAGCGGCGTTGACTACGAAACTGTTGTTTCAGATTTGACCGCAGCTTACCTAGGCCAGACTAGAGGATTAACTAAGTATTCCTTAGGTCTTACCAAGGCTGAACTAAAGACAATGAGTTTTGCGGAAATTCAAGCTAAACTGACAGATGAATTTAAGGGTGCTAATGCCCAGTATTTGACCACCTACGCAGGCAAGATGGAATTGCTCAACACGGCAGCAGGTGAGGCTCAAGAAACAATCGGTAAAGGTCTGGTCGATGCTCTTTCTTTATTAGCAGGACAAGGCAACACAGTCCAACCTTTAGCCGATTCTATGGCTGACTTTAGTGTTTATGTTTCCGATGCCATTGTAGGCGTTGCAGTTTTGGTCGATAAACTAAAGAAGATTCCTGGAATGGGTGAATCTAATGCTGTCAGCAAAGGCAGCTTTGCAATGTTTCCCAGCCTTGCGTCTCTGGCTATTCTCAAAAAGGGTCTTGATTATGTAAGCAAAACAGGCGCAGAATATCAAGCGCTTACTAATCCAGTTACTCAAGGCTATCTAGGTTCAATGCCTGTTGGTATTTATCCAACACCTGCTGAATTAGCCAAGCAAAAGCAAATGGAAAAGGACAGACTCAAGCTAGAAAAAGAACGAGCCGCCTTGCAAAAGAAGGCTAATACTGAAGCCAAGAAAAAGGCAGCGCTAGATAAAGCATCTCAGACTTTAGATCTAGAAGGTATTGGAATCGCCGCCGCACTAAAGGGCAAGATTAGCGAGACTGATCGGATCTCACTTGAACTACAGAAAGCCATTCTTGCAGGCAATGCAACCCTAGCAACGCAATTATCTGATCAACTAGAAGCGGCGATCAAGCGCAATAACGAACTTCGTCAATCTCTACTAGCAACTCCAGAAGCTCCTAATCCTTTTAGGAACTGGAAGATTCCAGCGCTTGATTATGGTGGAAACAAATTAGGCACAGCCTTGCCGCCAAACTTTACGCCGCCTTCTTATCCAGAGCCATCACCTACGCCTCAAGGCCCTAAACCTTTTGTACCGCCAAGCGTGTCCAATGTACCTAGCGATAGTTACACCCAGTACGGCCCTTTAGGCGGCCTAGCTGCTGGAGTTATTGCTGGTGTAAACATTCAACCGCCAGTTAGCGTAACAGTCACCCTCGATGGCAAAGAATTGACCTCAATTATTACTGATACACAGATTAACGACACTCTTTCAGGTTCTTTCGGTTCGGTTAATCGTTCAGGATTTAAGGGAGCGGTAGCGATCTAATGGCCCTACCTGCCAGTATCTCGGTATCATTTGATTTTAGCCAAGGTGCTACTTTCGGATATCCGTTTACTATTGGCGATCCTATCAACGGAGTTATTGGCGTATCTCAATTCGCAGCAACGGAAGTTCCTGATCCAGTAGTGGATCTCAGCGACGTTACTCGATCTATTAAGATCAGCCGCGGACGCAACATAATGCGAGATACCTATGAATCTGGATCATGCACAGTCCGAGTTTTAGACCCTAATTCTTATTTTAATCCACAGAATACATCAAGCCCCTATTTCGGCTATCTGACTCCACTTCGCAAGATCCGCGTAGCAGCTACTACTGCAACTACTCAGCATTTTCTATTTTCAGGCTATGTCGATTCCTACCAGTATTACTATCCAACAGGCCAAGAGATCGGTTATGTAGATATCATCTGCAACGATGCCTTTAGACTCTTTCAGATGGCTAACGTCGCAAGCGTAAGCGGAGCAACCGCAGGCCAGACGACAGGCACACGCATTACCAAGATTCTAGATCAAGTCTCATTTCCTACATCCATGAGAATTACAGACACAGGATCAACAACTGTTCAGGCAGATCCAGCCACAGCTCGCACAGCCCTTGCCGCCCTAAAGGCAGCAGAGTTTGCAGAGCAGGGCGCATTCTTTATTCGTACAGATGGAACAGCCGAGTTTAAGGATCGTACCGATGTCGTGGGATCTCTAGCTGCCGCTTCGATTGAGTTTAACCAGACTACAGGGATTCCCTACTCAGACCTCAAATACGCCTTTGATGACAAGCTCATTGTCAATCAAGCCAGTATGACACGCATCGGCGGCTCGGCGCAGACCGCGGTAAACGTCGATTCATCGGCCAAGTATTTCCCTCATGGCACAACAATTACAGACATGATCCTCGAAACAGATGCTCAAGTTCTAGACATTGCTCGCATATATTGTGCGACCCGTGCCGAGACAACGATACGAATAGATGCCATGACTGTTGACCTACTCGATTCAGCAGTACCGACTGACACAATGATTGGCCTTGATTACTTTGATAACGTCAAGATCACTAACGTCCAGCCAGACGGCTCGACAATCGTGAAGACCTTGCAAGTGCAGGGCTTGGCGTGGGATATAACCCCTAACAGTATGAAATGCACAATTACAACACTTGAGCCAATCGTAGAAGGATTCATATTGGGATCAAGCACATACGGTATAATCGGACAATCCATAATGGGATACTAGGAGAAAATCATGGCAGAAGGCTTTCCAGCGACAACAGGCGACATCTTTACAGCCGCAGACTATAACGGCCTAGTAGCCTTTACTATCGGCGCAGCGCAGACTGCCGATTATACGGCTGTCATTGCCGATACCTATCAGGTTCTAGAGCTTATGAACAAGGCCACAGCGATTGCCTATAAGATCCCGACCAATGCATCGGTTGCATTCCCTATCGGTACAGTCCTTAACATCCTTAACATCGGCGCTGGAGTCTGCACGATCTCAGCCGTAACCTCTGGCACTACTACAATCCTCTCAGCTGGAGCAGTAGCCGCTGCCCCTACCCTTGCTCAATATAAGTCAGCAGCTTGCATTAAGACTGGCACAGACGCTTGGTATGTTGTCGGGGCTATTGGGTAATGCTTAACAATTTAGCGACAATACTGGATGCAAGCGTACCTATCTCGCTCACATCCTATGAGTCGATCGCTACAGTCACAGTTGGCGCAGGTGGTCAGTCCACCATCTCCTTTACCTCGATCCCTAGCACCTATAAACATTTACAAGTGCGTTACATGACTTTGACAGGTACGGCTACTAACGATCTTCGAATGAGATTTAACTCTGACACAGGTGCAAATTATGTCTGGCATCAACTGCAAGGCAACGGCACTAGTGCGGCTTCGGGTGCTAATACCAGTCAAACTTTGATTGGCGTTGGAATGGTAGGCGGTGCTTCAAACCCTGGCTCTGGAATTGTGGATATTTTAGATTATACAAATACTAATAAATACACTACTACTCGA